CGGTTCAATGTTGAACTCCCACTGCTTCAGCGATGGCATGTTCAGCTGCACGTAGTTGAAGACGTTTTGCTGAGTGGCGCCACGGATGCCGTAAGTGTTGCTCAGGATTGTAAACGCACCGCCGCTGCCGGCTTCGCGGTAGCCGATCTTGAAAAAGCTGTAACGCTCCTCTGTAGTTGTGATTGTGTTGCTTTGGAACACATCCACCTTGAGAGTGGAACCTCGTTCGATGATGTCGTCTTTGCGGCTAATGCAGGCGCGATCATCAGCTTGAGCAAAGCTAATCGAATCCTTGAGATTGCAGAATCCGTTGATACGAATGCCAATGCGCGAGCGGATGCCAAACTCAACCGCCTGACACGGGCGCGTGGTTGAAACGCTTGCGATCGCGCAACGCAAGATATGGCCATCGGGCGCTGTGGCGACGTTGCGCAGTTCATAGCTGCCCGCTAGGTAGTCATCGCCATCGCGTTCAATGTTGGCTTGCGTATTGAGCGTGACTGATCCAGTGCGCACAGTCGTAAACACCGCAGTGATTTCAGTGCCGCTGCCGCTAGATATATCGGCTTCTGAGACAAACACGTCATCGGTGCGGCTAGTGCAGATTGCAAGTGCAGAACCGACCTTGTAAAGCTCACCCGGAATGATTGCGTCGTCCCATGTTTTTTGGCGGCCTGCAACTGTGCCGGCTACATCGGCGCACTTTTCAATATGAATCTGCGTGGCGTCAAACTTTAGGTTTTTGGTCACCGTGACAGTACCATTGCCAGTCACGCTGGTGCCGTCTTGAATTCTGAAAACTGGCGTTTGATTATTGTTGACCGCATCAATATCAATATCACCTCCGCCGCCGCTAGCGCTAACGCTAGTCACAACAGTTACACCATCTACAACTGCCGTGGTTGTACTAAGGCTGACGTTGCTTAATGTTGCTCGTTTGATTTTTTGTGTTGCTTTTGTGCGGACTCTGATTTTGACCGTGTACTTGCAAACCGCCTCGTCGTCATCGTCCGTGATGGCAGGATTGGTAAAGGTTACGCGGAACTTGCTTGCTTTTAGCACTTCAATATCTGTGTCAATATTATCGCTGTCGTCGTAAACGCCAAGTCCAGTTGTATCAAAAGTAAATGTGGCATTTAACGTTCCAATGCCTTCGGAGTCGATTGTGACGCTGTTGACAGTTGCACTCAGTCGGCTTTTTAGATCTGAAACTGATTCATCATCGTATTCGTAAACCCACTTTGCGCGGCTGTCTTGACTTGCTGGTTTGTTGTAACCAGCAGCGCCTTCTTTTGTGATCTGCTCTTTGCTGACGCTCCATGCTGCGGTGTTGGTCAGCGTGCGTAGATCGCGGCTAAACTCCGTGTCTTTGTCGCTACTGGGATAGAGCTTGTAGGTGATCGTGCTGCCGACGCTGCCGACGCTGCCGCTCACCAGTCCGCTGCGGCTGCTGAAGTAGGTCTGCGCTTTCTTTCGTTGCGCCCATGCAACATCGTCGATCTTGCACTTCACCTGCGCATCGCCGTCTTCGCCTTCAGGCACCAACTGCGCTTGTACACGCGGTCTGATCACTGGATTGACCTTGAATCCAAGGTCATTGCCGATGAGCGTGTAGACGCCGAAGATCGTCTGGTTGTTCGGCCTGGTGGCGCTGCAGAAGTCTGCAGCCCAGCTGCTGCCACGGCGCACCATGAACACATCGGATCCGCCTGCGTTTTGCGCGTTACCTACATCGGCGTTAGCAGCACGGCCAAAGATCTGATCACCCGATGCAATGCGTGTGGTCAGGCCACTACCCACGCGGCCATAAACGGTGAGCCTGCTGCCGGCGCTGTTGGCTGTGCTGTTGCCGAAGTCGTAGCTAGCCAGCGTGTTGCCGCCAGCCGCAAAGTTCTTCGAATCAATGCCGCCGATCGGACCTTCGCCGATCATGAAGATGGCACGCAGCATTTGACTGCCGCCAAGGCTGTAGATCTGGCTCCACAGCATCGGGGTGCTTACGCGCACGCCGCCGTAGGTTGTGCCGCTGATGGCCTCACGCAGCGCATACACCAGTGGGATGGTGCTGCCCAGTGTGGTGATGTCCTGCGTGCTGTCGAAGCCATAGCGCGGGGTATAGCGCTGGTTATTGGTGATCGGTGCATCGCTGCGGTTGCGTGCCTGCAACTGCGCTGGCCGGCCACCCTGCTGCTGCGGGACACTTGGCTTCAGGAATGACGAGGCAATCTGAAAGCCAATGCCAATCACGCTGAGTGTGATGGCGATGATCGTTTCAACGCCTGCAATTACCGCCGGCTCCGGCTGCTCCTTGGCATGTCGCGCCACTTCAGCCTTGAAGTACAGATACTGCTCGTCTGTCAGACCCAGCAGGCTTGCGAGGTAGCGATCAGAAGGCAGCATCAGCGAAACCTGTAGAAGCGAAGACTTGGCATATACGACAGCGGCACCCATCGGACGCCACGCCTGTGATGCACCAACAAAAGCCCGTCATCTACAACGATACTGACGCCAAGGCCGGCTGGGCCATTGCGGATCAGCGTTACGGCGTGCTGCTGCGGGCCATCAAGTTCAACGGTGCCATCACGCCATAACTGTTCCAGCTCTGGCCAATGCTTCTGCTCGGCAAGCTGCAGCCACTGTGCATCCATAGGCGGGTGATGGATGCCGGCGTTGTCGAGGATGCGCCACACCATCACCAGGCAATCAGCCGCGACGCCATCATCGGGATCGGCGCCAAACTCGTGCGGTAGCCCAATCCAGTGCTTCCAGTCCATTAACTGATCACTAGGCTGCCGGTGCTGGGTAATGCGCCAACGATGCCAGTGGTTAGGCGGCGCTTAGGGATGTCGCCTTTGGTGGCATCAAGCGGACTGGAAAGCTTGAGGATCACGCGCTCGGTGTCCATTTCGTACTGCGCCACTCGCCACAGCTCAGACCGCACCAATGCGTCATCAGCAAAGGTTTCTGGGTCAAGGCTGACGGTTTTGATGTCCAGCAGCCAGCGCGACTCAACTGCCTCAGCAAAGATGTTGACGCTGATCGGATCCAATCCTGCGACAAGACTGGATTCGCTACGGTCGCCACCCTTGCTGCCAGCACCCAGCGTGTAGCCAAATGGCGCAAACGCATAGGTCACGCTGCTGTAGGTGCGCGTTTGATTGATGCTGAAGTTTTGATAGGCGTAAACCGGCGAGGTTGGCGTGCCGTCACCCTGCAGAAAGCGTGCGTAGTTGACAAATGCAAATGTGCTCATGCCATACCTACGCGCTTACGTGTTTTTACTGAGTTTTGCAGTGTTTGCAGTGTAAGCGCCCTGCCGCGTTCTGCTGCCAACGCAATGCCACGCTGATGCTGCTCAGTGGTGACGTATTCAACGCCGTTGATCACGGTCGATTCGTATTTCACCTCGATCGGTTTTTGCTGCATTGCGCTACCGCCAGCATTCATCTGGCGGTTGGCAGTTTGCTGATTGAGCATTGCCCGCGTATCATTATTGGATACGACGCTGCCGCTAACACCAGGCACAAACAACTCGGGACCGCGCTCACCGACGATGTAAGGCTGGTTGCTGCTGACTGGGCCGCCGTTGGCGCGACCGCCTACAGCAAACCCTGGAATCGGAGTTTTTAGCGCCCCCGTGCCAGTAAGGTTCTTGTTTGCTGTACCTAAAGCACTGCCGCCACCGCTCAACGCGTTAAAGATGGTTTGCAGAATAATTAGGGTCATCTGCTTGGCAATGATCTCAGCTGCCATGCTGACAAATGCCTTGCCGATGCTTTCAAACGCATCTGCTAGCGCTTCTTGCGTTGATTTGGCGCCGGTTGCCACATCTTGGAATGCTTGACCAAAAGCACTGCCGATTGCATTGGCGCCGTTAACGATCGCGTCAATCTGCAGTTTGATTGGATTCAGATCCTCTTTCAGCTTGGCTATTGCATCACTCAATCCAGATGCAACAGTGCCTTGGCCTGCTACGCCAAACTCCGCACCCTCCATTGCTTGCTTGAAGAGCTTTTCGGCTTCTTCGGCTTGCTTTTTCAGTTCCTCTGTCTGTAACTCAATGATCTCAAGTCGCTGAATTTCGGCGTTTAGCTGATTCAGGTTGGTGCGCTGCTCAGCATTCTTCAGCTCTGCAATCTGCTTAGCGCGGTCTTCGTAGTCGAATTGAATCTTTAGGCGTTTTTGCTCTAGTTCGTTGCCTTCAAATAACAGAGCAACCTGCCTGCCAAACTGGACGCCCAGTTGATCACCAACTTCAAGCGACCGTTCAAGCTCTTGCCGTAATTTTTCCGCCTCACGTGCTGCTTTTTCTGCTGCTTTTTCTGCGTCTGATTTACCACCGCGTCCCTTACCGCCAGTTGCAGCCATTAGGCTTGGCAGCGTTGCGGCGGCCGCAGGAGGCGCTGCAGTGGGAGGTTTTAGTACGCCTTGCTGATAGCCATAGCTCCGCATGAGATCGCGGAATCGTTCTTCGCGAAGCTGCGTAAATTGATCTGCATTGATGCGGCCACCGCCACGCAATTTAGCGATTTGCTCAGCTTCTTGCCCAGCTTGCCTAAATAGTTTGTCTCTTTGCTGATTAGAAAGGTTTGCGCCTAGTTGACGCTGCAGCAAGATCGTCTCAAAGACGTTATTGACCTGATTGGCAATATCAATCGCAAGCCCCAAAATGCTCTGCATCGCAGGCGCAAGAATCGAGCCCAAACGCGAGGCAAGATTTTGTACGGCGTCCTGCAGCGTGCTTAAACGCCCAGCCAACGTGTCGCTTTGAGCTACAGCACCATCTGCGTATTTGCCGCCGGCAGTTGTAAGTTTTTGGATTGCGTATTCAACTGCCTGTGCGCTAATCCTTCCTTTTTCAAGCGCGTCCTGAAACTCTTCTCCGCTCAGGTTGTACTCTTCGCGTAATACCTGCTGCAGGGCAACACCACGCTCTTGGAACCGCAGTAGCTCCTCACCCTGCAGCCTGCCTTTGGCTTGAACTTGGCCGTAGGCAGTGACCAAGCCCTGCAGCTCAGCGCCGGTTGCACCGCTGACATCCGCAAGCCTGCGCGTTGTCTCAACGACCTTGTTAGTTTCAACTCCAAACGCTTGCAGTCTCTTGGCTGAATCAATCAGCTCTGAACTAGTAAAAGGCGTTACAGCACCAAGCTGCTGCAGATCTTTGATGATCTGCCCGGCTTTTTCTGCGCTGCCTGTTAAAACCTGAAGGCTGCGCGTCTGTGTTTCAATTTCAGCCGTGCTGACAAAAACAAACTTGGCGGCTTGAATAAGAGAAAACGCAGCCGCAAGCTTTCCTATCGCTCCACCAAGCCCACCAATCGCACGCTCGGTCGCGCCTGCCTGTGACTGAACCTCGCGCAGCTTGCTAACCGCATTGCGGCTGTCGACGTTAATGGCAACGTTGGCGACAACCGACACGACTTACCTACGGCTTTGCTTCAGTCTACGATCTTGCTCTTCGTTTTGCAGTTCAAAGTAACTAGACCATATCAGCAACTCTTCAAGCGTTACCTCTTGGT